ATTCTTTAAAACTTATCATCTTCTAGACATTTGCATTAACCTTTGCCCGCCTTTTACTTGACCACGTGGTTCAGGAAGAGGCTCTCCTGTGTTAGGATTTATACCATAAGGAGCTTCGACTTCAGTTTCAGTTTCAGTATCTGAAATTTCTTCGGTACCTGCTGTAGGCGTACCTTGACCCATATCCATTAATCTAGGTTGACTATCAGCATATTGTTGCATAGTAGCTTGCACTTCTGGGTTATTCATATCAGCAGTATCACTATAATCCATTCCTGCACCTGCTGTACCTAGTGGTGCTGCAGGAGTTTCAACTGCAGTATCTACTGCTTCTTCGCCCCCACTACCAAACATTGCTTCTGCACCCGTACCTAGTGCTGCACCTTGTAAGGCATGTTTACCTACCGGTGCTTGAAAAAATGATTTAGCTTTTTGTCCTTTGGGTGCTTCTAAACCAGTTTTAGCGGCCCCACCTAAAGCTTTTCCTAAAGCAGCTCCACCTATTGTCCCAGCTGGGCCTAAAAGACTACCTGCTGCGCCTCCTAATGCTGCTCCAGCCAATGGTAAAGCTCCCTTTGCTAACCTTGATAATACACCTGGTTTTTTGGGTGGTACCGGAGCAGACGCACTAACGGTTTCAGTATCTTTTACCTCTTCTACATCTTTTACCGGGCCTCTTGCAGCTGCTGACATTCTATCAGCTAAACCTTGATCTGTTGCTGCTGCTTGAGCTTGAGCTTGAGCACCTTGTTTTTGTTGGTTAGCCATTTGCTGCATCAACTGAGAAAACATTTGCATTTGTTGTCGCATTTGTTCCTGTTGTGCATCTGACTGAGCTTTTTGTTGTGCAGACATTGCAGCTTCTTTAGCTTCCATGTCTTGAATAGTTTTTGCAAGCTGATCATTTTTATCTTGCATATCACGCATTTGCTGCTGTTGTTTAATCTGAGCAGCAGTTGGTTGGCCCTGCTGCGCTTGGAGCTTTTTTATTTGAGCTTCCTGATCTCTTAACTGTTGTTGTTGTTTAATTTGAGCTGCGTTTGGTTGTGCAACATTGCGTGATGCTGGAATCGCTACTTCTGTATCTGTAGTAATTGTTTCTGTTGCTCCGCCTCCTTTTATATTTGCGTTATTAGCAGCAAAAATCTCACCGGTATCAAGCTTAACTTGTGTTGTACCCGGAGCAGATGCTTTACCTGTTAAAGTAGCATTTCTTGGACCTCTTTTAGTATTAACAATTACCGTTTCGGTTTGCTCTAATAATATATCGCTTTCGTATAATAAAATATCGGCACATATACTTTCAAAAATAGTTTTTACGCTTTCATAAGCATCTCTATCTGAAACACTTTTAGTAGATTCTTGTAATATATCAAAAGCTTGTTTATTAGATAATTGTGTATTCTCGTTAACTAATCCAGGAGAACCTATATCATACATTTCTCTTAGTTTAGTTTTATAGAGTTCAAAAATATATTTTATTTTAATATTTTTTAGAGGTGCGAGATGATCGTTATTTTCAATAACATATTCAAAAAATTCTTTATCTCTTTTAAAGGATTCACCGGGTGTTACATCCCATGAACCTTGATAACTTTCAAAAATAGTGCGGATATCTTTATCCATGTCTATATTTAATCAATCTGTAGTGAATAAACTATTACAAAAATCCCAATTGACTACTTTAAAATAACGGTCCATAAACTCTTTGTTAAAAGGCCCGTCATCTAAGTAATAAGCATGTTCCCACATATCATTACCAAAAACAGGTTGACCTTGACCGTTCATAATTGGGTTATCTTGATTAGGAGTAGTGATCACTTCAAGTTTGTCTTTATTTTTGACTAACCATACCCAACCACTTCCGTATATGGAAGTACCTTTATCAACAAATTCCTTTCTGAAATTACTAAAAGAACCAAAAGTAGATTTTATTGCTTTTCCTAATTCCATTTTAGTTGTTAAAGTTGAACCACCGGGGGTCATAAACTTCCAATATAATGAATGATTATAATACCCTCCTGCATTATGATTCACTTTTGCATCATACTTCTTAATATTTTTTAAAAGTTCGTGAATAGGTGGTTTAGGTCTGTTACCAAGTGCTTCATTCAAATTTTTAGTAAAATTACGATAGTGAACATCGTAATGAAATTTCATTGTCTGTTTACTAATATGGGGTTCCAAATCTTTAAATGCATACCCAAGTTTGTCCATATAATATTTGGACGTATTTGCTTCTAAAATTAAATCTGCGTATTTTTCAAAACTCATTTCTTTTTACCACCTTTCATGTTAGCACACCAATGATACATTTTACCCTTTTCTCCACCTGCTTTTTTAGCTTTAGCTCTTAATGATGTAACCGAACCTTTACAACTAGCCCCTGATCTTTTTACTCTACCAGGTCTACTTTTACCTTTCTTCTTACCATCAGCATAATTTTCATTCAATTTTTTTAACTGAATTTCTGTTTTATCTAAAATATCACCTTTTTTATATGTAGGTCCATTATTTAAAACCTTATATCTTATATATTTACCTACAGTATTGTCTTTATCAGGTTGTTCGATATCAAATACTTTTAAAATCTTGCCTTTACTTTTATAGTGAGTGCATTCAGGATTTATATTCAGACAAACATCCCCTTCTTTTAGTTCATTAGCATCTAAATTAGTTTTCTCAAGTAATTCTTTACATCTTTTAGAGAATCTGGTCATCTTATATATTTATAAAGTGTAACCTTTATTCCCAGGCATCGTCCCAGTACCATCCCCAGGAGTCATACATTTTAGGTTGCCCGAAAGGGTCTCCCATATCTCTTAGATTCCATTCGCGAACATATCGACCTATACCACCACCCATCCAACCTTTCCATGGGTGGGTATTAGGATCAGGATAAACGGCTCTATCTTGTAACCATTTAATATCTCTATTGTTTGGACTTAATACTGTATCCAAACTTGTATTAGGGTTCTTAACGTGTTCTGGTATATTTTTAGTGATCTCTTCTAACCATCTTCTAAACTCGACATGACCATCAGTAAAAGATACAACTGATCCATTTACATGATATATACCTGGCCAGTCCATAGAAAAAATAGACTCTTTACCTTTTAATGTTGGTACAATTCTAAAGTTACCTGCATTTATTGATTCAGCTGGCATCTCAATAAAAGTAAACATCTTACTTGGATCATTTACATCTGCATATTTATGATGTACTTTGTATTGATTATCATGCATAAAAGGCCATCCTGACCAACCACCCATAAAGATATTCATACTATAAGATCGAGCACGCGATACTGTTGTAGTATTATTAGTATCACCAGGATACGGAGGAACCATTCCCCATCTCTCACCGTCCCAAGTTACTGTAGACTTATCTTGAGGACATTTATATATACCTTTACCTGCATATTCAAATAAAGGAGACCATATTAAAGATCTTTCAGTTTGAGCCCATTTACTCCATCTACTATCACCTGACATACTATCAGCTACCCATGCTCTTGGGGCAGTAGGTTCGTTGTGCCAAGCTGACGCATATGCTATTTTATCATCTGAATCTATTGCCAACTGACTCATAGCATAGTTTAACTGCTGTTGATTAGAAATACAAAGAGCTTTAGATGCAGACTGTTTTGACTTAGCTAAGGAAGGTAATAATAAGGCGGCTAGAATTGCTATAATAGCAATAACTACTAGTAATTCAATTAGACTAAATGCCTTTTCCATTAAAAGTATTTATTCAGCATAGAATAAAGGAATACTTGTTAAATTTTAAATATATCTTGTTTAGGGTATTTTAATTTCTTTTCAATCCATTTAACTTTTTCTTTATTTCCATTACCTGCTTCTGTTTCGTCGCAAAATTCTCTTGGACTATAAGTACCTAAACATTCACCAGCCCAGCAAGGATGAAATATCCAATCACTATTATGATTAAAATAATTCGATTCGTATAATTGAACTATTCTATTATAAAAAAACGAAGCTTTTTTAAATTCTTCATGAATACCATTTTGTTCCCAATTTCTTTTATCATACCAATATACACTTTGAGGGTTGTTTATTACATTATCAATAAATTGAATAGTAAATTCGTTTCTTTCCAAATACATTACACCGGTATTGGTATGATGTAATTTTTTTGCATTACCAATACCATCACAACATATATGAATACTTTTACCTTTCTTTTTTAAATCAGTTATATTTTTTTCTTTATCAATAACTAATGCATCACCATCTATTAATAATATTTCATCATAACCTTCTTTAAAGAGATGTTGTATTGAATACATTTTAAGCCAAGCAGGAGCTCTTGATATATCGAAATAATTTTTATGTAAAATATATTCGAAACCTATTTTAGAAGCATATTCAGCATTATGAGGGCTGGTAAGATTTATTAAATCTTCGTAATTGTTACAAACCGACTGTAAAACTGCTCTTTTATTCGACATCTATGTTCCGAGATAATTTAATTTTTTGATAACCATACGGTAATTCAAAATCGTGAACATCGGACAACTTAACAAATGAATTTATTGCACTACACATAGCATTACCTTCTACCCTAACATTACCTGGTTTAACCACCACAGGTGTAATGTTTTTATCTTTAAAACCTAACTGTTCGACATAGGTAAACTCTTTAGCTTGTTCTTGCTGAGTTACCCCGTCTGGAAGTTTAAATGATTCTTGAGGGTACTCACCCTTTTCATCCCATTTAAATTCTTTAAACTCTGACATATCCTGATAAACGTACATAATTTGAAATTTATCATTTTTATATTTTTCTTTAATACTATCAGATACTTTAACTAATTGATCTAAATCGTGTTTAACTGAATTTCCGTCATATTGAGCTCCATGATCAGGCCATTTGGACCAATACCAGACATACTTATGACGTACGAAAAGTAATCTGCGTTCATTCTCCTTAAGGAGCTTAACTAATCTTTGACTTCTTCTATTATAAATTTCCCAAGTAGCTTCTTCGTTTATTTTATCAGTTTCCTGATCATTTTCATCTTGATAATAAATTACATGTGCAAAATCTACGCCACTATCGGGATAAAAATTTTTAAATTCGTTATCAAAAATATTTGGTAAAACGTTAATATTAGTTACTTGCCAATCAAAAGGAAATGATGATTTCCTCATGTAATTTAAAGCTTGACCTACACAACATCTATGACCTAAACTTACCAAGTAATCAAATTCTCTATCAAATAAAGAATCTTCTGGTGTTTTGTGAAAATTAGGAACTACCCAACCATGAGATGAATCATATTCGCTCATATAATATTTTACTTAAATCTTTTACTAACTCCAGCTATACTTTTAATGCCATATCCCATACTAATAAATGCAATCTAGGACTAAAGTTAAAATGGTGCTTTTTAGCTAACTCAGCAACCATTGGAGCAACTTCAATATGTTCTTTTCTACTACCCGCACAAGGCATTAGCCAAACTCTACCTGTTGGTATATCAAACGGGTCAATATACTTTTCAAATATTTCATCTAAGTCAGATTCTTTACTAACCACAAACTTAAATCCTGAGTTTTGCATTGCATGCCATTCTAACACTGCAGGTTTATATCTTCTATCTTCTGGGTCACCATTATTACTAAGCTTAGGCGATGTTGTAAATGTAGCATCAAGTCTAACCCATTCTTTATCTGGCATAATTGTTGCGTTCGTTTCAAAATCAATACGTGGAACCCAACCCCATTCAATATCCATATGTTCTATAAATCTTAGTAATGCTGGTTGTTGCACTAACGGCTCCCCACCTGTAATTTTTAATATTGCACCATTCTTAAGATGATCAGTATGACCTTGTTCATCTAACATGCTAAGAATTTCATTATTTGTCATTTTATTCTTAACACTCCATGAAATAAAACTATCACACCCATGAGGTGAATCTTCTGAAGCAAATCCTTGACAAGTAAGATTGCACATTGATAATCTCATAAAGACTGAAGGATACCCAACATATTCACCTTCACCTTCAACGGTATAAAATACTTTATCATCACTAAGAAACATCTTTGAATCGCCTAAACTCATATACATCTATATTAATTACAACAATAGAGTTATCAAGATTAAATATTCATATGGCAACGAAACGTTCGCGGTTAGCCGCAGTTTTCGAGTCGGAACAGTTACAGACCAATGATTTGCACGGTAACTGGGATTTAAACTTTAATGTAAGAAATAAGTTTGATTTTACGCAAAATCAAAAAAACTTTATACAAACTATTCTTGCTGAAGATACAAAAATAGTTTTTGCCGACGGGGCGGCTGGCACAGCAAAAACTTACTTATCTGTTTTCGGTGGTCTTACATTACTTGCTGCTAATAAAAACGAACAAATAATATATTTGCGAAGTGTAGTTGAATCAGCTAATCAAAAGATAGGTCATTTACCAGGACAATTAGATGAAAAATTCCTTCCTTACTCGTTACCTTTAATGGATAAGTTAGATGAATTGGTAACAAAAACAACAGCTAATTCTCTATTCAAAAAAGAATATATAAAATGTTTACCGGTTAATTTTACAAGAGGTTTAACATTTAATAAATCAATAGTTATAGTAGATGAAGCTCAAAACTTAACTAAACAGGAAATAACGACCATTTTAACAAGATTTGGTGAAGGTTCAAAATATATAGTTGTTGGTGATTCTAATCAATCTGATATTAACGGTAAATCAGGGTTTGCCCCTATAATAAAAGCTTTTGATAATGATATTAGTAAAGAAAAAGGAATTAGTTCCTTTTATTTTGGAAATGAAGATATTGTAAGAAGTAAAATACTTAAACACATTGTTCATGTGTTATCAGATATTTGATTATCTTTTTCTAATTCTAATAACTCCTTCATTGCAGCTTCCGGGCCTACAACATTAAGACCCGGAAGCTCTTTTTCTTTATCCTCAAAAGGCTTACCTATTTCAGCCATTTTTGAAAAAACATCCCCTGCTAATTTTTCAATTTTAGGGTCTTTTTCTTTTTTTATCATTAGCCTCTTTTAGGTGCATATGGATCACCCTTAATATCAGCTCCCCAACTTGTTCCTGCAAATGGGTCTGCTGGGTTATTTGATTTAGGACCTGCACCTACACGAGCACCTATAGGTTTATTTTTATCTCTTGCAGCACCAGGTAAATTGCGTTGTTCTTCCTCATGATCTGCTTGAGTTTTAGGACCTTCAGCAGGGCCACTTTCTTTTACCACTTTAGGTTGATCAATAGGATCATTTGATTCACCTAATTCATGTAAAGGTGTTGATTTTATAAAATCTTTAGGATCTTGTTGCGGTCCACATGCTTCTGCTTCTCTATATGCATCCCAATCAACCGCATCTAACGGTACGTCGTCATTAGCAAAAATAGTTTTTTGTACTAATCGATTAGTATAAGTTGCACTATTCTTATCATGTTCCCAAACCTCAACCTTTTCTACCCAACATCTATCTTCTGTAGCAGCTTTAATAAATGAATCAGCAATATCAAATACATATTGAGCTGTTTTCTCAATACCCACACCGGACATTACTCTTAAATCAATAACACCAAGTGAATCGAGTTCTTTAAATTTTTCTAAATATGGGTCATCCTTATCAATACAAGTTGTATGATCAAATTGGTTTTCTAATTTTTCTTTTAAACCTTTGAGACTACCAAAATCTACCACCCAGTTATTCTCATCTAATTTATTTGCACCAAACCAAAGTTTTGATTGTAACCTATATCCATGAAGAAATCTGCAGTGTGACTTAGCTTTAGGTTGTCTGAAAGCACAACTACCTAACTCAATAATTTTTGTACTATTAAAGCTCATATCAAAATAATAAATTATGAGCTAAGAAGATCAACTATTAAAGTGAAGTATTAATTTCTCTTTCCATAGGTGTATTGCCATACTCATCTTGATCACCTTTTAATTGTTGGAAACCACCTTTAGCTTCTTCGTTTTCGCTTTTTCTTTTTTTCTTTTTAAAAGGCCTTGGACAAGGTGTTCCTTTTACATGTACATGTCCACAACGACCACATAGAGTAGCTTTTTTAGCCTTTTCAATAACCATTTTACCTACATATTTTTTAGCAATTTCATCCATTTTAGATAAAGGAAGAGTAAGTTGGTCTTTATCATCCTTACTTTTTTTATCAATAATTTGCTTTAAAAGTGATACCTCATCATTAGTTAACTCGTATGTTTTGTTGTTTATTTCAACCGTTACTGTTTCTTCATTCTCTGCAGTATTCAAAGCAATAGCAACTGCCTGCTTTTGAGGATAACCTTCTCCTTTTAGCATAGAAATATTTTTTCCTATTATTTCGTCTGTTTTTCCTTTTTTAAGCGGCATTCTTTAAAAGTGTTTTATATATTTTAATTAAGTCTTTATCATCTACCCCACCGTGTTTAAGATATGACTCAATATCATCTATATCGTTGGTATTTTTTATTTGTTCAAATTCTTTACTGCTTATTTTGTCTTTAAGTTTTTTAGCAATATATTTTTTAAACATTCTTACAGAATTAGGTTTTGAAGGTGTGAGTACTGGTTTCTTTACATTAAAAATACCTGGTAATGGACCACCCGGCATTAAAACTTTTAGTAACGGGGGTAAAGCGGGTCCACAATTTTCTAAGCTCAGTTCTTGTAGTACGAATCCTTCATAACTTTCGGATTCTTCAAATCCTTTATTTAAAGTAGGGTCTACTTTGAACCGTATATATTTTAAGCCTTTGGTTTTTAAACACTCGGCCAAAATGGTGTCAAAGTTTTTCATCATATTAGTATTTAATCAATTTTCATAATTAATAATGTCTAATATAGTGGTGTAGAATGGCTTTTTACCCATAGTATGACAACAAGGTTCATCTTCTTTATCATGAGACCATGCATCAAACCAAAATAAGTTATAATTATACACTTCAGCGATAATACTATAAAACGGTTCCTCAGTAAAAGGGTGAGCATCAGTATTATCTGTAAAAATATCAAGTAATTCCATATAAAGAGGAAATATTACTTCATCTAATTCTTTAAAACTTCCCCCAAATATAGTACCAACCGTCCACGCAGGGTATTCGCACTTTATTGGAGATTTTACATTTTTAACTTTAGGTTCTTTAACTTCAAATACTCGTTTTTCGGGATCTTCACAGTCATATTGACCACCAACTTTCCAATCAAATTTATCTTTTAATACTTTTGATACAAAACGTTTATTTTCTTTCCAGTCATATTCTGCAAGTCTATCATTCGAACAACCTTGTGTTAAATTAAACCATTTTTTATCTTTCCATATACGCTTTAAACCATTTGTAAATTTGGGGGTAAATATGTTATTTTTATTTTTTGGATAATAATGCGAATCGGGGTATTTTTCTCCCATAGCACCATTCATACTATACACATATTCTGCCCCACCTAATGATACTGGTACTTTACACCATTCTGTAACACCAGCGTCTATCCACACTACTTTATCGCAGCCCCATTCATTATCTTTTGCTCTTCTACACCATTCAAGTTTCCAGTGACATAAGAGTTCGTTCCTTGGAGCAAATAAGTATCTATTACCATCGTCTTTTCCATCTTGAAGTTTATGCCAAACAAACTTATTTTTTGTCTCTAATATCTCATAAGATCTTGGCCATTCAAATAAGTCTAATCCTATCACTTTAAATTCTTTAAAATGACGCTCTACTATTTTTGTTAATAACTCTACTCTCCATGGCCAGCAATATAAATGCATAGGCATGCCTAAATTAGAGAGATTTTTTAATGAAGTTTCATATAATTCTTCGTCATTATCTTTACCCCCTACAAGCCAATCAGATCTTGAATCGTATACACAGGTAACTAAGATAGGTTTCATAGTAATGATTTATATCCAAAATTGGTAAAATCATCTATATAAATGTCATATAAAAATTTTTTACTTTTTTCGGATAGTAAAGGTAAACAGGATTTAGAATTAAGATTTGATTTATTAATGTGAGGTAAACCTATAGGTATATTAAGATCTTTGCACATTTTATTAAATCCCCTTTTTAACGATTCAAATTTTAATACAAAATCATAGTTTATATCTTCAAAATAAGTGCTTTGAGGGAGTAAGTGATCACATTTAGATAAAGTAAATTTACACCACCATTCATAAAAATGATTATCATTAAATTCTGTTACTTCTTGTTCTCTAAAGAAATATTCAGAAATAGCTCTGGTATAAGGATTTCTAACTATTGTAAATTTTTTATAAAGTTTGTAAAATTCACCATAATACTCTTTTATTAAGCTAGGTGTAAAGTGTTGCGGAGAGAAAATTAGATCGCTATTTGTTTCTTCGCAGAAATATTTTAATTCTTCATATCTAAAGCATGCATTTAAATTATTATCCGATATATTAAATTTTTTGAGAACAGAAGTACCACCACACTTAGGAATATGAACAAATAGTAAATTATGTTCATGAATAAAAGGCATTTAGTTATTTAAATGGTTGATTCTAAAAGTAAAGATACTATCATTTAGTTGATGTCCGATAAAAATAAAAGTTACGAATGGTTAGGTGAGGATGATGAACTTACTGGAGAAAAAGACATTATTGCTCAAGAAATAATGGGCAATGAATTTAGTAAGAGTTATTATCCACCAATTCGAGTTTATGATAGAACGGTAAAAGCTGATAAAAAATATATTTCTTCTTTACCCGATCTTCAAAATGGACCTTCTAGTTTAATTCAAGGTGCAGCAGTACCTATTCAACAAGTAGGTATTCATAATTTTAAATTACCTCTCAATTATAAAAAGAGAAACGGTAAAACTATAGAGCTAGAAACAAGCGTTACTGGTAGTGTTAGTTTAGAAGCACATAAGAAAGGTATTAACATGTCTCGTATTATGAGAAGTTTTTATGATCATAAGGACGAAGTATTCAGTATTAGTAAGATTAAAGACGTGTTAGAAACATACAGAAAGAATTTAAAATGTTTTGACTCTCGTATAATGTTAAAGATATCCTACCCTATTAAGCAAAAAAGTTTGCGTAGTGGGTTGGAAGGTTATCAATATTATGATGTAGTTTTTGAAGGAGATCTAACTAAAGATGGTGAATTCAAAAAATATATTCATTTTGATTTTGTTTATTCATCTGCATGTCCATGTAGTTTTGAATTAAGCGAACATGCTGAAAAATATCGTAATAGAGCAACTGTTCCGCATAGTCAAAGAAGTGTAGCTCGTGTTAGTGTTAAGTTTGATGAAATGCTATGGATCGAAGATCTTCAAGAGTTATGCTTAGAAGCTCTTCAAACTGAAACGCAAGTTATGGTAAAGAGAGAAGATGAACAAGCATTTGCAGAAAAGAATGGATCTTATCTTAAGTTTGTAGAAGATGCAGTAAGGTTAATGTATGAAAAGCTTTCTAGTGAATCTCGTATTACAGACTTTAAGATTGTAGCTTCACATAATGAAAGTCTTCATAGTCATAATGCAGTATCGGTTATTGTAAAAGGTGTTGAAGGTGGCTTTACTGCAGGTGTACCTAGAGACGTATTTGAATCAACAGGTTTGAGATAAGGTAACAAATAGCTAAATACTGTTGTGGCTAAAAATAAAAAAGAAGATTCTCACGGATTTGAAAAAGCTATTTTAAAAGTTTGTAGTTTAAGAGAACGCAAACTTTATGGACCTGCTTCAAAAGCAGCTGAAGACCCAGAAACAGGAATAGTTATTAAACAAAAACCAGCATATTTCGTTATTAAAGATTGTGCTACTATAACGAAAAAATATTTGTTTATTATGTGTTATGGGTCTTTAACTGATCCTATTGGTCAACTAAAAGGAAAAGTAAGTGTAGAAGATATTGAAGATTTTGTAGGAAGAAGTAAAAATAAAGCTGACTACGAAACCAAACAACTTTTTAACTTAGTTTTTCATGACATTGCTGAATATATTCCTCAATTGCATTCAGATTCAGATGATTTAAATATTACGTTTGATGTAATAGACGAAGAAAATGTTTATGGTGATTATGAGGATATGGGTAATGAGCGTCTAAAAGAAATGGAAAAATTAGAAGCTCAAGAAAAAACAAAAATAGATTTATCCAACGATCAAGCAGTTATCGATAAACTTGTAGAAGTATTTGTATTGGATTAATTTATCTTATTCCCCCACCTTCTGTTTTCCTAGGTGCCCCGGTTTTTGGTAAAAATGGGTGAGGTGGATTATGTAATTCTTCTTGTTGAACAGCTTTAATTCTTAATGTATCTACATGGGCTTCCATAACTTCCATATCTTTTTCAATAAACCTTAAACGCATATTTTGTTCTGCATCATCCGGTAATGCTCCAAGTTGACCTAAAGGCCATTTTACTCTAAAATCAGAATTCATTTCAACAGCATCTTTCATTCTTAAAACATCTATTTCTAATTGTGCAATTTTTGAAGTTATTCCAAAATAACCCCATACAGCCATAGCAGCAACTACGACTATCTGTATTAACCATTTTAAATTGATACCCAGACTCGTATCATCATTAACTTTTGGAGCATCCATGAGATTATTTAATAAATGTGATGCGTTAATTGATCAGGACTACCAGCAGCACCTCTTATCATTACGTTAAATGATAAAGTTACTCTAAATTCGTCTTTATTCTCTTGTTGAGGAAAATAAGGGGTTGCTGCATGTCTAAGCCATGATGGAAAAATAACCATCATGTTTTCTTTAAGTTCGGGTTTAACACTCGGTGTATAATAGGGTGAACCTCTTTCACTTACAGAAGGAGCAATAACAAAATTTTGATTTAATGGATTAAAAAATGTCGTGCCTCCTAAATTTGTAGTTACACCGTTATGTGGTCTTACAGAAGGGTCTCTTATACATACAACACCACTTAAAAAGCTATTAGGGTGAAAATGTTCAGGGTTAGTACCATTAGGTCTATATATATTAGACCACATTAAACTAATATCGTAAGTCTCTACATTTATTTTGGTGTGTTCTTCCCAGTTTCTACAAGCTTCAAATATAATATCATTAAAAAAAGCAAATTCTTCTTTTGTTTGAAGATTAGGTGTAGATTGGTAGCTAGAAACACCGGAATTTTTACAAAACCCTAATAATACATTTAAGTCGAGTACTTTATGATCTGCTTTATAATGGGTATCAGGATCATCGCAATTATTTTTATATTCCTTTGTAATTGCTTTTTCAAGTTTTTTAATAGATTTTTTATCTATTGTATTAAATTGAAAAGGAACCGGAAAAAGGTCTATTACTTCGTGTTTTACTATACCCACTACAAGATTTAATCTTGCTCGTATTCTTTATCAACGTCAATTAGTTTATCAATTTTAGATAAGAATAATTTACCTATTAAAACTGGGTATTCATTTTCGCTTCTATCAGCAATTGAAAATGGTACGTCTTTATATTCTTCATCACCAAGTTTAATGTCAAATAAAACTACCGGTCTATCTTCTTTAACCCCTGAACCGATATGGATGATAATTGTATCGACAACTTTTTTCTTTAGCTTTTTACCACCTATCGTTTTTACAATAATATTATCGCCTCTTTTACTGACGACCTCACCGTTTATAACATTATATGCTCCATTACCGGAATCTATTTTAGCATCTACTTCACCTATATCTTCTATATAAATTTTTTCTACTAAACCTACAATATCATCATCGTCAACGTTTATTTCTTGAACGATGTACCTACGATATATTTTTGAGAAATTGCTAATCATTTGTTTTTCGAGATTCTAAAATAGCTTTTCGCTCATCTCTACAAAGTTTTACTAAATCTGCTAATGCTTTTCGTGCTCGTGTTGAAGCAGACTTGTTGTTCTTTTCAGTATATAAATCTACATTCTTAATGTAATTTGCCACCGTATCTAAAATGAGTTGTTTTTGACTATCCATAAGAATATATATGTTCTTTTTTTATTTATCAATCTCCATCTTATCTGACTCATCATACTCAGGATCATTACCTTTAAGCAAATAACTTTTACCGTTCATAGGTAACTTTCTTTCAATGGTTAAAAACTTAAGCTGCTCATTAGGAACAATCATTTTTGTTTTCCTATCAGTCATATAAAAAACAGTTGCTTTAAATCCTTTTCTTACAACTCTAGCTTGACGACCACTTATATAAATGATATCATCGTTTTCTATATTAGAACCTAAAAAGACTAGCATGCCTTGCACAAAGTTCATTATAAGATCTCTACAAAAGAAGGTTACTGCAACACCAATAGCAACCCATAGGTATTCGTTACCCAAGTTTTGTATTACCTGTTCAAGGTGTTGTTTGTTTAAACCTTCTTCCATATTAATATTTATCAATTGACATGTGTGGATTTGAATAAATAATATTCATATGAAAAAAGCATTATCTTTTCTCATTATGTCGGCTGTGTGTTTATTCACGCAAGTAAATGTTAAAGCTGAGGGTTTATCCTTGGTAGGAACTCTTCAATATGAAACCGAGCATTATGTTCGAGGTCTAAACTATTCTGATGACGCTCTAGGCGTTGGAGTTAACGGTAGTTATGATCTTGGATTTGCTAATGCTTTTGGTGGAGTATACAATATTCCTCGCCTAGGTGGCAATGACAGCGTTAACCATTCGGTATTAGGTTTGAGTCGTTCTTTTGAACTGATCGGTCTTACACTTGATAGTTCAATCGAAGTTCAGCATCATAATGCTGCGGTTGATAGTACAGAAGTTGGCCTAGGTGTTTCTATTCCCAATCTACCTTTGATTGGTGATTATGCAAGCGTTGGTTTAACTTTATGGGATAATCAAGATATTGATTATTCTGGTATTACAATTGACATTACTGGTAATCCTTATGATTTACCTGTTCTAAGTGACCTAAGCTTGACACCGTATATTGAATTAGGTTCATTCGATTTACATGACTACCAGAAATTTGGCGGTACATTAAATTACAATGGGCTTGATTCTTTGAGCCCGTATGTGAATGTTTTCTATCTTAATAGTGATGATTCACCTTGGGGAGATGAAAACGGTATAACCGTATCAGCCGGTATCAATGTTTCTTTCTAATAGCTATTAGTTAGAATGGGGAGTCAGGGGCTTGCGTAAGCGAGCCCTTTTTTTATGGGTCGTGTTTTTCCCCGGGTCTTCTTGTTTCTGCTGGGGGATTTTGGGGTGGTCGTCCGGGTACCGGTAAAGGTCTAGAAGGTGGTGTGGGTCTAACTCTCGGTGTATACGGTTCAGATGATCTATCTCTTTTACGTCTTGAATCATGCCTATGATGATGGTGATCAACAACATAAACAGTATGGCTAGTATGATGAATATGTCCTCCACAACAATGATCTGATTCTACTACTTCCCAATTAGCACACCCAGTAAAAAGCAAGACTATTGGGATTAGTATTCTCATTTTTTCCAGTTTACCCTCTTAGGTCCTTTTTTCTTATACATCTTTCCTTTTATACTCTTACAAGCTGATTTGGTAGGTCTACATGCTGGATAGCTGCCGCCCGACTTTTTAGATTTACGACCACAAGGTCCCCCGGTTTTACAATTTACCCAACCGGAAAACTTTTTACCAGTTTTTGGGTCCTTTCCGCCTCTTTTAAACCATTGATGTAAATTATCTGAAGCTTCGTAAAACTGTTTAAATGTTATTTTTTCTTCCATATATCACCTTTACGACATCTAACTATCGCTCCAGACTTATATGCAGATGTTTTACCACCATATACAGAATCAGCTTTACGTTTGCAGCGATCTTCTGCTTCTTCTTCATTATCTTCATCATGCTGAAGTTTATCTATTTTACGAGTCAGCATTCTTTTGTATTTTTCAACTGAGCCGTAATTTTTTTCTGCATGTCTTTTATCAGGATTTGCTCTTAAAGCTTTTAAACTTTCTATGTCCTTTTGTCTATCTGTTTTTTGCTCTTCACCTTCTTCGCCAGGTATTGCTTCATCAGTGTCAGCAGTAGAGCCAGTGTAGGTATCATCTTCTGGGTCAAATGTATCGCCGTGTTGGTTTTGAGTTTGCATATTAAGAACACCACGGTTATATTCTTTTAACAAACTATCTATTTTACTATTAAATTTTATATTCATATTACCAATTTTTACAACTTAAATATCGAGCTGTTCCTGGTTTAGCTGAAGAACATTTATGTCTTGCTCTAAAGCTTTTACGTCTTTTAGGGTTGCTCTTTTTAATTCGTCTCTTTGGGTCTCCGTAGTGTATCCGTTTGTATCCCTTACCGGAAGGATTCTTTACACACTTCATATACTTCTTACTATCCAAGTAAGAGCTAGCTTGTTTTGTTACCTTAGTGCATCGAGATCCTTTCTTTTCTAAAAGATCCATATAATCCCAATCGTCTTCACAAAGCATTAATATGTCATCAAAAGTCACACAATTATTTAATAAATACTGATATGAATCGAGACGTTCGCAATCTACAAAAGTTAATGGAATCAGGAGGTCTTGCTTTTAATAGTGGCCCACATTGGGGAGACTTTGCAGATTACCCACAATCTAATGTTACTGTATTGAAACCAAGCGAAAAAGACGAAGAAGAAGATGACCCAAAATCTATTATATATAGTTTTATAGATAGTGAATTACAAAAAGCAAAAGGATATCTTACTACCGGTAAACACGGTGATATACCCGACTTTAAAGCTAACGTTATCGACAGTATTAACAGAGCATTAGCACCGTTTTCTGATATTATCACTGATATGAATTTAGAAAGTGAAATATCTGATTATATAGAAAAATCTATTAATATGTTAACTGGAAGAAGAATACAAAACCCTATGAGGTAAATTTATAGTTAAATTTTTCTATTTCATTTTTAGAAACAGCTTCTACCATTTCTTTAGATTCATTATCATACCATTCTGAATAGTGTTTTGGGTAAGTGAAATTAAAAATATTTTTATGTTCTTTTGAATTGTTAACATCAGGTAAAGTGTTCCTGTTATAATTAAATCTATCACATAATTCATCCCAACTATCTTGCAATTCTTCAAATTTAAACATTTTATCAATTTTAAATTCGGGGTCTTTAAAAGTATAATTTTCTTGAGGGTCGTATTTGTTTTCTAAATACCATTTAAAATTTTTCCAATCTAAAGATTGCTGATAACCATCTAATTTTAAAAATTTGTCTTTATGAATCCAATGAAAATAATAACTTAATGCATGAGACCAGGGATTTCTTACATAACAAAATTTGTAATAACTCATTAGTGTATCAAATTCATCTTTTGTGTTTTTATCTGTTTTTAGCATAGAAAAACTACCATGCATTCCTAGATAAAATTCCCAATATTCTCTTTCTATAGTTTCGGGTGTTTCGTGTTTAAATCTTTCATGTCTAGACATTGCTAAATGAATAGCAGTACCACCAGTTTTTGGGATATGAAAGAAAAGTGCCTTATGGTGATGATTAACGTTCACACACTAATTTATCGTAGTGGGAAGGCTTGTCAATAATTGATATACTTCATCTACAACTGTTTTATTATCTCTCAACCTATCAGGTATATAAGGTAATAAATCTTCAATTTGCAAATTATCTAATTTATTTCTGATATCAGATGCACTTAATGGTTTGTCGCCTCCTACAGTTGAAAATACATCAATATCAAATTCTACACCCTCAGGGGCATATTTAGCGGCATTTTTATATCTTGCTGCATCTTCACCTTTACCACCCACACCTAATATAACTTTGTCTCCAGGTTGGGTTCTTTCTGCAAAATAATCATAAACAAACTTTACTGGAGCAGGGTCGGTTAAAAATGTTATATTTCTTATATTTTCGTTTTCAGCGTATATTTCAAATATTTTCTTTGCTACATCAGCGGGTATATATTTTCCTGAATCTGTAGTTCTAATACTTTTTGGATTTTGTGGATCACTTATAACAACTATTACCCTGTCTGCTTTATCAGCATAATTTTTAAACATTTCAAAATGCCCTTTATGTGGTGGTTTAAAACTACCTGGCACAAGAGCAACTGTTCTAAAGTTTACATCTTTATCAGGTATATCTTGTTCACCAAGAAAGAACTGTTTAAATGTTTTCATTTTAATTATTTAAGCTTCGATAATAGTTGTCATATCGTAACTTAAATTTCTTATCAAACAGTTTACAAACTTCTTGAATATAATCAACGAACATTTCCCCCCTGGCACCTTTTTGAATCAATTCGGGGTTAGCAGCTTCTTTAAAAATGGAATAATCTGGAATTAAATCTAGTCTTGTTATAAATTCTTCTAAATCTTCCCCAAACAATATATCATATAAAAATAATTCTATATTATGAAACTTTTGTAAAAGATTTATAAAAAATTGATATCTTATATTTTTTAAAGTTCTAACGTCATTATCATATACACAATCCATATATTCTTCATATGCTTCTTCAATTATTTGTCGTGTTTGTTTTCTATGTTCATCTGAAGGTACTAACGAATAAGGTATCGTTTTCCAATATCTTGATCTAAAAAGATTTATATTGTTTTTATCTACCATGTATTGAGGAGCTCTTGTAATTTTTATAGATGGTACCCCATTAACACCAAACTCGGTATCACGAATAGTGTTAAATACTAAGCCATCTAAAGATAAACCAATACCTTTTTTATCTAATATTAGTTCTGTTAAATCTTCTTGATCATATCTTATTTCTTCCCAAGAAAGTTTATTACTGCTATGTATAGCGTCAAAAACTATAGGTCTGTTACTAGTACTTGCACCACCATAAAAAAGAAATTTACCCGATTTTAAATTCTTTTTGTGTTTTTTTCTTTTTTCAACTTGCATTTCTGGGGTTGAATGTCTTAAAGCATATAGTTTATGAAAACTTTCACACATAAAACCTTGTTTGCAAAATTTAAATTCTCTAAATCTATCAAAACTTTCTTCATCTTCTTCCGGTACTACATAACCAATAGAATGATAAACTAATTTATAACTAATATCATCTGTATACATCCAATCAGGTTGTACATGTATTTCACCGTGATAAAAATTTTCTTCTTTTTGAGCATAAACTATAATATTAGATTCATCAAAACCGTGTAATCTTAAATCTTGCTCTATTTTAGCTTTAAACTCTGGGTAACTTCCATTTACGTAACATTCAGGTAATACTATTTGTTTTGGTTTTAATTTTTCTATTTCTTTAAAAAAATAATACCAATCAATATCATGGATTCTACCACCTAAATTTGGAGCTATATATCCCCCCATTTTATGTTCATAAACTACAGGCCCATCTTCACATAGTAAATAGACAGTATCGTAGTTAAAAATGGTACAATCTGGTCTTTGATCATCCCCTATTCTAGGGTGATACTTTACGAAACCCATACTAGTAGTTAATACTATCTTTCTGCATTACCACCGGTTGCTCTACCCGGTCCGGGGTATTTGGAGTATGGAGTACCTCCTGGGTCTTTAGAACTTGCAGCATAATTTACTGCTTGAGCATTTGGGTATTCCATTCTACCACCACCGTAATTTATACTAGGGGCAGATTGATCATCTTCATCAGTAGATCTAAATCTACTTGTCATCCCATCTAAAATAAACCTACCCGTTATTTTATAAGGTGGGTTAGTTGGTATAACAATTCCTTCATGACCACTTGCTTTTCCTAAAATAGATTCGTAATTTTCTAGAAGTTCTTCTCCAAGTCTAACAGTGGCATGATACATCATAGCACCATTAACTGCTGTTTCAATATCTGATTCTTGATATATTTCATCTAAAGGTTGTTCACCCAGTACATTCATATAATTTTGTTTACTTACAGCACCAATTCTTCTCCCTTCATTTGTAGTAATCATGGCCTCGCGAGGATTTTTTGCATTATCTAACCAAACGTTTAAAGGTTGTGTAACATCTTCTCCTAAAGAAAAGTTCACAGTAAAGGGTTCTGATAAAATTTTATTAAAATCAGGTCTACCTGTTGATTTTACAGGGGCACTAGTAATGACATCAAAATTATATTCTTTAGCAACAGGTTCTATTTTTTCTTTTAATTCTTCTAAAGCATCTTTGTTATAAGCAACTGGTTTAGAAGACCCCTTTTCAAGTTGTTCTTGACCTGTAATTTGATTTTTAGTGGTTTGTCTTTCCATACCAGGTCTTACCAATTCACCTTGTCTGTTATATTTTTCTAAAAATTGATTTATACCATGTAAAGCTAAAAAGTCTTGATCACCATAATCTATAACATTAGTGTGGCCTTGAACAAATTCAGCATTTATAAATTTTGTTGGATCGTTATATAAACCCAATTTTTCTAACTCAGGTCTAATAGTAGGTAAGGCTTGATTAAAAATAGATAGAATTATTTTCCCGCTATTAACCATTCCATGAGGTGTACCATCTTTTGTTATAAATCTGTCTTCTAATTTATCTACGGTAACACCGTTTACGTCTAATTCAGACATGGAACCTCTGTCTAAAGCAAATTGTTTATTTCCAAATTCATCTGTAATAACTTTTATACTAACATTTGTTCCATCAATTTTTATAGACCCACCCTCATCGTCTAATATATCAACTGTTTCATCAAATTTACGTATTAAATCATTCCCTGATCTAACATCTGGTAAATCAAATGGGTGAGCCATATGACCTGCAGCACCCCCCTCGTTAACCAAAACTCCTTTAGTATAACTTTCAAATATTAATTCATGTTCAAATTTCATTATTGTGTAAATTCAAAGCTTACGCCTTTATTTCTTGGGTCTAATGATAATGTTACTCTTAAAGCTCCAAGCCCTATCAAGTTATTAATTCTATCATAATGATTAATTACTTTTTCGAATAAGTTATCACCTTCGTATGTAAGAGGTAATGCTTCGTGAGTTGATGAATTAACCAACAACATTATAGGAAACCCTTCATGTAAATGATATAATACAGAATGAATAGTTCCAACTATTGCTGATAAAACGCGCTTACCATTTGGACCTTGTAAACTATTAATAGTATTATCATCAAGAATAATATTAAGAGCTTCTTTAAGTTCTGCTTCAGACTGAGAATTTAAATTTTCGTTTGCTAAAACAACAAACCCATCTATAAGATCATCTTTAGTTAATCCCCAATCACCTGTAAAATACTGTTTTACAATATCACCCCAAGAATAAGATTCTTCATCGGGGGTAAGAGTTTTTCTGTCTTTTGATTTTATAAAATCTTGAAATGCATTAGTTAATTTTTCGAGTCTTTTCTTTGCAGCATTTAACTGTTGGTTTCTTAGACCAGAACCGTTAATAGCTTTTTCTAAATTAAATTTAAATTCATACAAATCTTGATATGTGATATTTTTTTGATTTCCTGGTTCGGTAAATGTTTCTATATAGTCAGATATTTCTGATAAATTATTAGCTACTTCAGGTTCGTTCTTTTCTATTTGATTATTAACGTATGTTTTTAAATCGTTTATACTCACCGTTAAGTTAGCAAGATATTTTTGTATCTCTTTACCGGTAAAAATGTTTTGACCTTTTTCTTTTAACATCTGAGGTAAAAGTTTCATAGCACTGTATGCGGTACCCCCTGTTTTACCTGGTCTTCCTTTTGTACCTTTTACTTCTACTTCACCTATACCATCTATGAATAAATCACCTTTTTTACCTTTTACGGCATTTGAAAATAATGTAGCTACTAGCTCACCTTTTCCTACCGATACACCTGATTGTTGGTAATCTAATGCAAATAATTTGCTTAACAATTCAGGAACGTTTCCTTTAAATGCAATGTCTGCAGCTCCTTGTAAAGCAGCGTTGTAGTTAAAAGAGTCATTTGATTCAACCGCTTGTTGTAACGCATCAGAAAACCCAGTTAAAGATTTTTTACCTTTAATTAGTTCTTTTAATCCATTAACGTCAATATCTTCAGGAATGTTTATAAAAGCTTCTAAAGCTGGTAATAAAATTTTATCTTTATATTCAGCATCTTTCATACCTGCACTCCA